ATAGCCGTGCTTACGAAGTATGCCTGCCACAGCACGATTGATTGCTTTCTGTGGCAGCAACGGAATCCGCATATTTTGCTTCAACCAATCTTCTAACTCTAAATCAACAATAGCAGGGTGTGACTTAGCCATACATCAACTCCCAGCATTTGCGTGAAGTCTCGAAGTGGCCACCCATTGCTTTGTGTGCTGCTCTGTGAACCATTGCGATCACATCTGCATCATCACCCGCAATCTCAAGTGCTCGCATATAGACTTGGTAAGCTAAAGCAAAGTCTCGGATCTGCTGTTCACTTGTCGCAGTAAAGCTTTCATCAATAATGATTGCGTTCATTTCTGCACCTCCGCATCAGAGCAGTCAGTAGCACCACACTTGCAAAACACTTCACGGCGTTGAAACATAGGCCGCATCCCGCGAATCCCCATATGCGCAACATCAATCTCCCAGTTAGGATTTCGCCCAGCTTCAAGGTTGATGTAGACCTTCTTGTTGCTGTCATCGATCTCTAACACGTAGTTGACTTGCTCATCTAACTGGCAACACATATCTTCTATGTGCTTGTTAAAGTCAACTTCACTCACTGCACCATCAAACGTGCATTCAATCATCATATCACTAAACATATAAAACACTTTCGTGCCACGCTGCCGCACACATACAACAGACAATCTGCTGCACACGAGCAAAACACATGTTAGATACGTGACAGTCGAGAAGATATCAGTTATGCAATAGAGAAGTCAAGTAAGCAAAGACTCCACAGTTCTATAGTTCTCGTACAGGACTCTCACACAGGATTCGCTTAGATATAGATAGGGCGTCGCCCTTACGTGGCTGATGTTGTGTTGTCACACAACATAAGTCTTGACATTACAAGCCTTAGCTTGTAATGATCCAGGGAGTTTGTATGTAGATTATTTGTGTAGAAATATGGGAGTGAGTGGTTTGAACTGATCTTGACCGTAAGTAGATAGCTTTGAAGCAGATGCATAGCAAATTACACGGTCGAAGGTAGGTTTTGGTGCTGTTTTGGGCATGTGATGTGAATGGTCAGACTATGGTAGAGGTATGGTCAGTCGGTGATATGAGACTGTGAACCAATGGTCAGTCGGTGAAGTTTACCACTTATCATCCACGATCATTCACAGCTGATCCAACTAAAAGTTATATAAGCCTAGTCTTTCGTGGTAGATCCCACAGTTCTTAAGTGGTTTCGTACTCAATATACAACTGTGGCCATATAGGCTATTGATCTAACACACGATTTCCGCACCTCAACTGTGCTGTGACATTGCTGTCAGACTTACATCTCATTGTCAGTCTAAATGCGCGGACACTTGAAGTGATGGGCGTTCTTGGTAGGTAAACAGTTCTCGAATCGTGAAAGGTCTCTATGTGAGACTAATTTTGAAAAACGTTTAACACTTTAGAAAGTAACGTGAAAAAGAGCATGGACTACTGTTTAAGAAAGTGATGTTAGAAAAAATACACACTTTCTCTACCATACCACTTTTAGGAATCTTTCACCGACTGACCGCGCTTAAGCGTCCCAATTTCACCGACTGACCGCGCTTAAGCGTCCCAATTTCACCGACTGACCGCGCTTAAGCGTCCCAATTTCACCGACTGACCGTTCTTTCACTAAAGTGCAACCATAAGCTCTCACCTTTCCAACCACTTCACCAGCCAATCACTCACTCAATCTTCAAGAAGGTATAAATAGTTCGAAACCGGTAGTGTTTTGGAACTTTACCTTATTGGAGGGATTGATATGTGTGGTGGTGGATCAAGTGGACCATCCAGTGCTGAACTGGTAGCCCAAGAGAACGCATCTAAAGCAAGAGCGCAAGCGGAAGCTGATCGCTTAAAAGCAGAGCGTGACTTAAACAAACAACAAGAGAACGCAAAGATCGTCGCAGATCAAGTTGGCATGGCTAATGCCGATGCTGCTCGTCGTGCTAAGAATAGAACATTACTTGCAGGACTTGCGTCTGAAGAGGGCGACGGACTCATGTCTCTGGAAGACTCACAGAGCAAGTCATCTAAGAAAGCAAAACGTGCGACGCTAATTGCTCCTGGTGGAAGTTAAATGCCAGCGGGTTATGTAGCACCACCGAATGCAAAGGATCCTAATGAAGATCCGTATGTAGCTGCGGCTAAGAAAGAAACTCGTGCTATCCGCGATGCCATTCATGCACAGCAGCAGGCCGACTTAAGTGCTAAGGCAGACCTAGCTGAACAAGCACGTTCAGCTTTGGATACTGTGTTTCGCTTAACAAGTGGTGAAGGGTTTGGATCTGTAGCTGGGTCAACTGCGGAAGAGCGTGCTGGCAAGACATTGTTGTCGCGTGTGACTTTGAGGCCAAGGAGTATTTCATCGGCGGCAAGTCCATATATTGCTAATGCAGCAACTTCCGTTGGTAGCGTTGGAACCACTCCTGCAGCAAACACCATTCTATCTAACAGAGCAACTATACAGCCGGTGCGTGGTGGAACTTCAAGACAGATGGCATTATAAGAACAGGGATACGGAATGGAATATAACGAAGAGAAAGGCAAAGCAGTTCTAAAGCAATACGAAAAGCTAAAGGCAATTCGCAATCCTTTGGATCAAGAATATCAAGACTGCTACGACTACACATATCCAAGTCTTGGTGCTGGATTCAAGGATAGCGGGAATGACGGTATTTCTAATGCACAGACTTCACGAGCAAAGCAAGCGCGACTATTTGACTCAACTGCAACTGATGCAGTTAGATTGCTTTCAAGCTCAGTCCTTAGTTCACTCACTCCACCTAACACACGTTGGTTTGATTTGGCGCCACAACTGTTGGATGAAGAAGAGTTAGATCAAGATGGAAAGGAATGGTTGGAGGATGCGGCAGAGCGTATTCACACTATGATCCACTCAAGCAATTACGACACTGAAGCACTGGAATTCACAATGCATCAGATGATTGCTGGTATGGCTGGTATCTATTGTGAACTAAAGGATGGCAAGTATCACTTCGAGACTTGGCCACTACATCACCTGTATTGCCAAGAAACACTGAACAAAGGCTATGTTGACTCTGTGTATAGGGAATTCAACTATACCGCGCAAGAAGCAGTGTTGGAGTTTGGATTTGATAAGTTACCAGAGCGTATTCAACGTGTCTATACAGACAATGCCAACGATACAAAGATGTTTAAGTTTGTGGTTTGCATTCGCCCACGCATTAAGAACGGCAAGCAGATGACAGGTGATAGGTTGATTAAGACCTTGCCTTGGGAATCGCTATACGTTGCAGACTGTGGCAGTGTAGTTAAAGAAGGTGGCTTCCACGAAATGCCTGTTGTGGTTCCACGTTGGTTGAAGATTCCCGATACTGACTATGCACGTGGACCTGTGTTCGATGCTTTACCGGACATTAAATCACTGAACAAGATTCAAGAGAACTTGTTGCTTAACATGGACATGCACATTACTGGTATGTTTAAGGTTAAGGATGACGGAGTTATCAATCCAAACACAATCAAGTTTGGTGCTCGTCGTGTGATTCCTGTTGGTGATATGGATAACTTGATGCCTCTCGGATCGGGTGGAGATGTTCGCTTTGCTACTGAGCAAATTATGGCTAAGCAAGGTTCAATTCGTCGTATGTTGTTGGCTGATCAATTGGGCCCGACTGAGAAGGCAATCCAGACCGCTACCGAAGTTCAAACCAGAAACAATCAAGTTAGACAGATTCTTGGTCCTATCTTTGCACGTTTGCAGTCAGAGTTTCTAACTCACTTAGTTGGACGTGCATTTGGATTGGCATTTAGAGCAAATATGTTATCTGCAATGCCGGATTCGTTAATCAATGCGCTGCGTGCTGGGAAAGGTACGTTGGAAATTGAATATCGTTCGCCGTTGGCTCGTTCGCAAAAGATGCAAGAACTACAAGCTATTGATGAAATGACTGCGCGTGTTGGTCAAGTTGCACAAACAAAGCCAGAAGTGTTGGACTTCATTAACTTCGACAAGATTGTGCAGAAGTTTGGTGACTTGTTAGCTGTTGATCCGGAGTTGTTGAATGACGAAGGTGCAGTGAAGAAGATTCGCTACACACGTGAGAAGCAACGTCAGGCGATGAATCAGCAGCAAGTAGCTATGGCTCAAGCAGAAGCACAGGCTAAAGCACCGGCTCAAGAACCTAACCCTGCAGCAGAGCTCTCTTTGGGCGTCTAAAGGATAAATAAAACTCAACGTAAGGAGATGCCCCATCGTGGATACCATCGACAGAGATAAGTTACCCGGCCTCTACAACGAGGTTTTCAACAAGAATGCCGCAGGCATTGCCATCTTAGACCACTTATGGGCTCAATTCTACGATAAGCCCGCAAAGCAACCACTCGACGCGCTGGATTTAGCGTATCGAGAGGGACAGCGATCGGTCATCTTCTTCATTCAACTACAGCGCGACAGATTGGAGCGCGAGTTAAAACAAGGAAATGAAGAATCATGAGCGACGGAACTAATGAAGAAGCGAAAACAGCACCAGTGGAAGCAAGCAGTGCGCAAGCATCTGCTCCAGCAGTTGGAGGTAGCGATGCGGCAGCAGCTAAACCTGCTGACGATGTTGTTAAGACGCAGGAAGCCCCAAAGACTGAAGTAACGAAGACAGAAGCAGACCCCTTCCCTGCCAAGTATAAGAACGCGGATGGCACACCTAACTATGAAAAGTTAACCAAGGCATACACAAACCTTGAGAAGAAGCTTGGCAGCAAGCCAACATTGCCACCAGTTGCTGCCGACGAGTATCAATTTGACTTTGGTGAAAGAGACATCGATCCCGAAGCTTCGAAGCAGTTCAAGGAAGCAGCATTTGCGGCGGGTCTATCGCAGTCTCAATACGAGTTTGCTCTAAAGACTCACATGGGCATTGTTGATTCGCTAGTTTGGTCAGCAGATAAGACTGCTACCGCACTAAAGACAGAATGGGGTCAAGCGTACGACACCAATATTGAAGCTGCCCGTACTGGTTTTGAAGCCTTTGCACCTTCATCTGCTAACCCGGAAGACCCTGTTTGGAATCATCCAGAAGTCATGAAGCTACTTGCACGTATGGGAAGCGAAGTAGGCGAAGACAGCATGGCAGGTAAGAACAATGGTGCAAGCAAGTCAGCTGGTAAGACTCAGTCCGAGATTGCAGAAATCATGAAGTCGGACAAGTACCGCAATGGTGATCGCGAACTGCACGCAATGGTGACTGATTGGTATCAGAGGAACACACGATGAGCTTTGGTCCAGGATCGGGCCAAGTGGCTACAGCAGCGGTCAACGAAATCACAGGGGCACGCCTTGTGTCTCGTGCACCAACTGAAGCCTATAAGGATGGATGGGATCGAATTTTTGGTAAGAAGGAAGAAGAGAAACCACCAGAACCTAAAGTAGAAGATAAGAAATAACACAAAAGCCGCCTAAACAGCGGCTTTTTCAATTGTCGAGAGATAACTAGTTTCGACCGTCGAAAGGATTCGGATACGCCATTAGGCCCCAATTGATCCAGTAGATGTCAATGCCCCGTAGGTTTACGGACACGCAAAAGCAAAAACTAAATCAAGTAAGGGAGACCATTCAAAATGGCTATCACAATCGACCAGAGCTTTATCACGCAATTCGGCGATGAAGTAAAGCATTCGTATCAATCCGCATCACGCCTATTGGGCGCAGTGCGTAAGCGCGAAGGTGTTGTTGGCAACTCAACACGCTTCCAAAAGCTAGGCGCAGTTACTGCCTACACAAAGACACGTAACGCAGACCTAACAGTTCTAGAACCAGCTCACACCTATACAGATGTCACATTGGCAGACAGCTATGCGACAGTATTGGTTGACGACCTTGACCTATTGAAGACTAACGTCGACATCAAGCAAGAGTATACAAAGACTGTTTCGTACGCAATCGGTAAGAAGATTGACGACGTAATCATCACTGCTCTAACAGCAGGTTCCGTTACAGCAACAACCAACTCGGGCGCAATGACTGTTGCTCGTTGGCTTGAAGTTAAGCGTGCATTTGATGATGGCATTGTTCCAGCTGACGGCCGCACAATTGTTTTCGGTGGAAACGCAATGGAAGACTTGCTAAACACAACCGGAATCACTTCGTCCGACTATAACAGCGTTAAGGCTCTTGTCCGCGGTGAAATTGATACATTCCTTGGATTCAAGGTTGTTGAAGTTCCAACAAGCTATCTGACTCTGAATACAACACCAACACCTGACACTCGTGTCAACCTAGCATTCCACCGTGATGCTCTTGGTGTTGCTATTGGTTCGAACATGAAGACATTCATTGAATGGTCTCCAGATAAGCACGCTTGGTGGATCAAGGGCATTGTTTCCCTTGGTGCTTCAATCGTTGACACAGCTGGCGTCATAGAGTTTGAAGTGGACATCTAAGTCGAATAGGTTAGGACTAACAAAGGCACCTTCGGGTGCCTTTCCTTTTGTGTGTGCAGTAGTTCTCCACAAGATTGGTAAATAACAATAAAGGGAGAATTAAATGGCGTCTCAAGTTGAAATCACAAACCTTGCTCTTAGTCGCATTGGCGCAAACACAATAACAAGCCTAACAGACGGTACTGCCGAACAGAAGCTTGCAGTCGTGACATGGGATATTGCACGTCGTGCTTGCCTACGTGACCATGCCTGGAACTTTGCTTGTAAGGATGTAGAGCTAAATCAGATCAGCGGATACACCGCTTTCGAGTATGACTATGCGTATCAGCTTCCATCTGACTATATACGGCTTCTTCAGTTCTATGGTAACCCAAACTTTAGAGTTCAGGGCCGCAGGATTCTAACTGATGAGACAGTATGCAAGATCAAATATATCTATGATGTTACTGACAGTCCCGACTGGGATGCATCGTTCACTGACCTAATGGCACAACGCATGGCGGTTGATATGGCCTATGCACTAACTAAGTCTCAGTCGTCAGCAGATTCAATGTATGCAATCTACAATCAGAAACTAAAACTTGCAAAGCATATCGATTCTACTGAGGATGTGCCTGATCAGTTAGGCGGTGACGATTCAATCTATATCGCGGTAAGAGGCTAATCAATGGCTAAACTTACCCGCTACCAAACATCATTCGAGTTCGGTGAAATTAGTCCACGCCTACTTGCGCGTGTTGACCTTGCCGCATACAGCAAAGCAACAAAGACAGAAGAGAACGCATACAGTTTAGTTCACGGTGGCGCCACAAAGCGTCGCGGAACCATGTATGTAGGCGCGGTTAAAACTGAAGCACAGGCAGGAAGACTAATTCCGTTTGTATACAGCACATCGCGTAAGTTCGTGCTGGTGTTCAACGGCGGAAAGATTCAATTCCTGAAAGATCGCGCATATGTTGAGACTTCACCGGGGACACGCTATGAACTAACAGTTCCATATACAGAGGCAGAATTAGAGGATGTGCAATATGCGCAATCCGGCAACACCATGTATTTGGTTCATCCGAACTACTTTCCAAAGCTACTGCAACGTGTTAGCGATACAAGTTGGACTCTAACAGATATCCCATTCACCTATAACGCAGTTAGCGATGTTACTTTCAGCAATGCTTTTATCACATTCAAGATCATCAACGGTTCGGATGTATTTCAAGAAGGCGAATACTTCACTATCGCAACCACTGCTGGTGCAATCACAACTATCACTGGCCCTGTAAATGGATTAACTGTTAAGACTCCCGTTACTGTTGCCACAACAGAAAACCTTGCAGCCCTAACCGGCTTGCTAACAATTGATGGTCGCGTGCTTGTTGCTGGTGATCGAGTATTGGTGAAAGACCAAACTACCGCGGCAGATGATGGTATCTATGTAGCTGCTGCTGGTGCATGGACAAGAGCAACAGATATGGATACGGCTGCCGAGTGTAATGGTGCCTACGTTCAAGTCATCGATGGCACTGTCAACAGTGACAATTACTGGAAGCAAACTGCGACAATTGCAACCCTCGGCACTACAGCGCATGTATGGGTCGAGGCTTCGGCTGTGGGTAATGGACAGATTGCCGGTGTCGCGTCAATGCCAGGCAGCACCACTACTGAAACTTGGACCATCACTTGCACATTTAGTTCTTCAGCAAGACAAGAATGGAGCGTAACAGGTTCGGTATCGGGTGATGCGATTGCATATTGGAAAGCAGACAACTACCCACAAACAGTTAGTTTCTTCGAACAGCGTTTGTTTTTTGGTGGTAGCACACAGTTCCCACAACACATTTGGGGATCTGCTGCTGGTGACTATTTGAACTTCACAGTAGGCAATAAGGATAGTGATGGTGTGATTGTGCAGATTGCGGGTAACGACTACAACGCCATCACACACATGGTATCAGCAAGAAGTTTGATGCCACTTACAACATCGACCGAATTCAGTATGGCAGGTCCAAATAACTTTGCTATTTCTGGTATCAGTTCTAACGTCATTAAGGATCACACACGCAACGGCTCTAACAATGTTAAGCCGCTACGTATCGGACGCGAAGTGGCATTCCTACAGCGCGATGGCAAGAAGATGCGCGCCATCAGCTACAGCGTTACAGAAGACGCTAACGTAGCACCAGACATCACCATCTTTGCTGAACATCTAACCCGTAGTGCAACATTTGTGGATATGGCATTTGCAAGTGATCCCGACTATATCGCATGGATTGTACGTAGTGACGGTGTGCTGTGTAGCCTAACACTTGCACGCGAGTTTGAAACTACTGCCTGGTCACGTCATACAACAAATGGATTATTTGAATCTGTTGGGACTGTGCCGGGTACTGGATCGGATGATGTTTACTTCATTGTTAACCGTACAGTCAATGGAGCCACACGCCGCTATATCGAGTATTTCGACTACGAAGATGTAGATACAGTCTATTCCGACTGTTCGGCTATATATGATGGCGTGGCAACAAGCTCAATCACTGGCCTATCACATTTGGAAGGTATGACTGTCACCGCACTTGTTAAGGAAGATAGCACTTCAGTGTATGGCGTTGTTCACCCTAACATGGTAGTTACTGGTGGCACTGTCACTCTTGAGTATCCAGTTGAATACGCAACTATCGGATTGCCATATACAACAACATTGGAACTACTTGATCCAGAGTTTGGTGATGCATCGCAATCTACAGCAGCGAAAGCAAAGAGTGTCGTTGACATCCTAATCAAGTTCCAAGACACGGTAAATGCAAACATCAATGGTGTTGCTATTCCGTTTCGTAATGCAGGTGACTTGTTAAATCAATCTGTAATTCCATTCACGGGCGATAAACGTGTTAAGAATTTAGGATGGCGTTCACCTAACAATATCTTAATCACCAACGACACACCAACCGGTTTCGCCGTACTCGGGGTGGTTATCGAAGCTGCGGTGAACTAATGATCAGGGACGCAACGAAAGAAGACATTCCTGCAATGGTTGCACTCGGGAGACTCATGCACAAGGAAAGTATCTTCGCAAAATATGAGTTTGACGAGGCTAAAGTTGCAGAGTTGATGTCAACACTCATTTGTGTTGATGCAGGTATTTTGATTGTCTTTGAAGAAGACTACGAGATACAGGGCGGCATTATGGCTTCACTCCACCAACAATGGTTTGGCAGTGATATTCAAGCCACCGACTACGCACTTTTCTTGGCTCCCGAACATCGTGGCAACAGAACTGCATTGCAACTTATCAAGGCTTATGTAAAGCAAGCTCAGGAAAAGGGAGCAAAGCAAATCATTCTTGCAAATAGCACAGGTGTTAAGACCGAAAGAGTAGCAGCATTATTTGAAAAAATGGGATTTGTGAAACGCGGTTATGTGTTTGAGTGGGATGACAAATGATTGATTTAACAGTTCACCCACAAGTATCTAACTTATCTCTACAAGGTCCACAACACATCAAGACGTTTGAAGAGTTTTGTGCGTTGCCGGTGTCCGATGATGACATGCAACGTCGTGAAATGATCTACGTGGTGCAGGGTATGTGTGAGCGTGCTGATGTGCCTATCAAGTTATGGGGAAATGAACTTGCTCCAATCCATTCGTTTAGCGATGGTGTCTACAGACGTGAACTGACTATGCCTGCCGGATTCATCATCGTAGGCAAACGTCATTCAATGGAGCATCTTGTCCATATGACGAAGGGCTTCTGTACTTGCTTCACTGAGCGCGGTTATGAAGATATGGCGGGTGACGTTAAGTTTTGGTCACCCGCAGGCGAGAAGCGTTTGTTGTTTATCCACGAGGAGACAACCTGGGTAACTTACCACAAAACCGACGCAACTACCGTTGAAGAAGTAGAAAGCGAGATATCAATCGTCGAACCTTTGCTGATTCCGGTAAATATGATGGAACGACTTCTGGAGAGGAATAAACAATGACAATGGCATGGATCGCTGTAGGCACAGCAGTAGCAACCGCCGCATACGGCGGTTATCAAGCCAATCAAGCCGCTAAGAAGCAAGCCGGACAGTCACGTTTAGCTGGCGCATCTGCAATTAGCGAAGGTGCGATGAATGAAGCACTTAACAATGTTGAAGCTCAAGATGTAGAACTTGCTGCACGCCAGCAAGCAGATCAGATCAAGCGTCAGTCGCTATTGATGCGCGGAACCATTGTTGTTGCTCAGTCGGGCTCGGGCGTAATGATTGGCGAAGGTTCGGCACAGGCCGCACTGGACCAGCTGGATATGCTCTCAAGCGCAGATGCACTTGCAGCCCTCTATAGCGGTGTCAATGCGGCAGCGTCTAAGCGTATGGATGGCCGATTGGGCATCAGAGCAGCGCAGAACAAGGCTGAAGCATTTGGTGCACAAGCAGGTTCACAACTTGCAGCAGGCAATGCAGCAATGATTGGTGGATTGTTGAGTGCAGGATCGGCATTAGCAGGCGGATACGCAAAGAACACAGCACCGGCACCAAAGGGGTAAAGAATGACAATTCGCATTTCAGACAATCTATTGAACAAACCAATGTATCCGGGTGGACAGAGTGATGGCACGGAAAACGTAACTCGCTCGTTTGGTAATCAGACAGAGCAGTTTGCAAACTTGCCATCAACTCCAAACGGTTGGGGTGGTGTTGCGAATCCTTCTGCTGGTATTGAAAACAAAGCACGCGCACAGGCAGTAGAACAAGTTGTTTCCAGCATTCAAGACACAGCAACCTATATGGATAATCTGCGCACTGCCGAAGAAGACAGTCGCGCTAAAGTTATGTTTCTTGAAATTGATAAGAAGGATGCTGAGTTGCGCGCGCGCCTCGATGCTGACCCCGAGTATGCAAAGAAAGGCACCGCAGAGCAGCAACAAATCTACGAGCTAGAAAGAGATACAGCAATTGATGCAATCCATCAACAATACAATTTTACACAACGTAAGGTTTCTAAGGCTGTCACTGATAACCTAACCGAATATAAAGTGCGTTCGGGTATGCAATATCAGGAAAAGGTTGTACGCCCACGTGTAGTTGAGCAATCCAAGTTGAATGACTCAAAATCAGACATGATGGTTATTGACAAGGTGGTTGTTGAACCTACACCGGAAAACGTTGCAGCAGCATCTAAAAATATTGTTGGACGCTATGAGTCACCTGTAGCCTACGCAACATATGGTGCAGCAGGAGCACAGCAGCTTAAGGCAGCAGCATTGGGCAAATTGCAAGCGTCGGCATTATCAGGTTTTGAAGAGACACTACAACAATCGCAACTTGCAAAGATCCCCGGTGGAATTGTCACAACAGAAAATCTAAAGGATGGTCCTGTTGGCATTCTTGTTGGAGATCAACTTGGGCGATTCAATTCGATCATTTCGCAATTGCCTATCAGCGAACAAGAAAAGTTACGCCTGCAAAATAAGGGCGAGAAGTACATCATGGACTTTGCAAAGGCATCTGTTGTCGATCACAACAAGATGGTCAACGAAGCAACCAGAGCACGTCTTGAGCGCGTGCAGGACAACGTTGACACTTGGCAAGTTCAGTTAGGAATCCAAGCCGAAGCTGGTGGATTGTCACATAAGTCGGCACTATCTGCATTTAACAAGTTGATTGAAAATCCAGACATCAAGGATGATCCACAAGCTGTAAAGAAGGCTTATGTTGCTTACGGCAATGTCACTTCTAAGATTCACGCAAACGAAGTTGAGCAACGACGTTTAGCGTCAGAACGCAAGACACGCGAAACCATTGCACAACTACGTATGGATAACGGTGTTGATGTTTCCAGCGGAGCTATTGATAGTGTGTGGAAGAAAAATGGCATGCTGCAAGGTTTCTTTGACGGCGGTAATGTTGTTGGCCAAGCTCACCTGATGGAAATTGATAAGGCTGGTGCAGTTCCTACTTCAGTGTTAGGCAGCATTCAAAACGATCTACGTTCACAAGACCCACAGGCACAGAAGCGCGGCATTAGCAATCTATTGGCTATCAAAGGTCACTCGTCCAAAGCACAACAAGGTCTATACAAAGATTTGCCAGATGGTTTTGCTGGTGTGATCAACCGCCTGGAAATGGGACAGTCACCAACCGAAGCATTAGCATTCCTAACACGCCCAAAGAACACACCGGATGTAGAGAAGAAGCTACGTGCTGTCGCAGATGACAAGCCACAAATGGCTGCTGCCGAGGGAGCAATGAAGGCTGCCGGGTTCGACCCTGGCAAGATGAGTGCTGCTATGAAGCAAGACTTTATGGCTCAATGGCAAGATGCCTACTCGTTAGCAAACGGCGACACAAAGCTTGCGGCTGATTTGTTCCGACAAGACATGGCTAAGAATCGCACAACTGGCATTAGCAAGTTTAGCGAGAAGGTAGAGAAGTATCCATTAACTTCATTCACTGGTTCTAAAGAAGTAGCAGTGACAATGATCAACCGTGACTTCCCCGAAACAATGGGAAAAGACATTCTGCCAGTGTTTAGTGGCATCAAGACTGTCAACGGTGTTCCAACACCTACCTATGATGTCTATGTAAAGGATGCAAGCAGCGGAATGCTAACTCGTATCACTGACAACACACGCCAGTTCTACACAACACGCGAAGACTTGGCAGCCGTTGCAGAGGTAGCGAACAAGAAGAAGATTGATGTAGCAGTAGCAGCTTCACAAGAGATTAAAGACAACCAACGCTATTGGGAACAAAAAGCAGCAGAGACAGCATCCAAAGCTGCAGATGAACAAGCACGTCGTGTAAAAAGTCAATCCCCATCAGCTGGATTAGGTAATGTAACTAAGTGGTTAGTCGATCACACACCAAGGAAGTAAATGCCAATTCTAAACACAACCGCATGGGGCACAGCGTCTAACGATCCAACAGTTCCGGCTGTAAAACCAAAGACACAAACGGGATTCGTTGAGGGGATAAAAGCTACCTGGGACCAGGAAAGTATTTGGGTTCCATCTAAGGTGCGCCCTTCCCTTGAATATCCAGACGATCATTCGTTTGATTTCAGAACCTACGACAAGATGTATTGGCCGCTTGTTTCTGTTGCACGCAATAAGGAACACGCAGACGATTTAGTTAAACAATACACAAAGGAACAAGAGAACAAGGCCATTATGGACAACCAGTCGTTTATAACCGGGCTTGGCACAAACTTTCTTGTTGGCTTAACTAACCCACTTAACTATATCGGTGTTGGCAAGGCCGCAACATTGAGTATGGCTGCTGTCAAGGGATCTGCTGGTGCAGTCCTTGGAACCGCGTTAACCGAACCAATCCTGCACAGCAACCAGGTCAGCCGCACTTGGGAAGAGAGCGCACTGAACATTGGCGGTGCTGCTGTGGTCGGTGCTCCGCTTGGCGCTACAGGTAAGGCTATCAGCAACAAGCTCGGCAACGCTGCATTAGACAAGATGTTGGCTGACGAAGGCCTGAGCTTGCTACCACGCACTCCAGGCGGTTCTGTAGGTGCTGCTGCCGCAACACAACGCACGATGGCAGACGCAAAGCTTGCATCCATACCGTTCATTCCGAAGAGTTGGACAGAGCCTATCGCTCGCTTCTCCCTGCCCTTCACCAAGTCAGCCAACCAGCGTCTTGGCACATCGGAATTCCTATCAGTTCGCAATGCGCAAAACACATTGCTACGTACAGGCATGGCTACAGAACAGAATGCAGCAGGAGTTGCTAACCAAGTCCCTATCGAAGTTGCAGTTGGCCAGCGTGCAGGTGATCTCTATACACAACTAATTGAAGCAGACAAGAACTTGCGAGATGCATGGTTCAAGAAAGTTGAGGGTGGCACATACGATAGCCAAATAATCATTGCCGCGTTAAAGGCGCAAGATGCAAGCTTGCCTGACAACTACAAACTCACACGCAACTCGTTTGATCGTGTGATGAAACTTTACATGGCCGATGACACAAGCCTTGGCAACACAATGCCAGAAGTTGTTCAACGTGTGCAGAAAGGTGCAGACGTTCGTGCCAAATTGGATGCAGACAAGATTGACTTTGGACTGGCTGATAAGAAAGAACTTATCGATCTTGCTACTGGTCAACGTGTGGTTGATCCGACAAAAGCTGCCGACGGTATTGCAGTTAAACTAACGTCACTACAAACGCGAATCAAGAACTTAGAAGCAGAGATTGCAACATCAGCCGATGGTGGCAAGGCAACTTTTGCAAAGACCGAAAAACACAAGTCACTTGAAGCAAAGATTGCTGAGCTACAGACAAAGTCTAAGACATTAGAGTCTAATGCAGCGACTGCGGCAACACCGGTTGCATCTAGTGAGGTAAAACTAACTCCAAAACAAATAGGAGAGCATTCCGCTGCTGCCACTAAATTAGAAGCTTTCAAGGTATCTAATGGTATCAATGCGGAAGCCGCCGCCATCGTTAGCGAACTTGGTCCTGATCATCCAATAATGGTTGCAGCAGACAAGATCCCTGGTTCCCGACAGTTTGGAAAAGACACACCATTAGAAAACTGGTTAGTGTCTCGTGAGCAAGCCGATCAACTTTACGGTAGAGCAGTTACCGACGACGAACATTTTGCTATCAATCAGGTAGTTAGAAATAGATTGCAAGGTGCAGACAGCGCCGCTAAAAAGGCTATTGAACTTGAAGCATCCCGTGTCAAAGCACAGGAACAAGGATTCTATACAGACTATACGCTCGATGATTATATGAAGGAATATGGTTATAAGAATAAGAAGCTTTCGGCTAAAGAACAAAAAACAATTCGTGAAATATATAATGATCCGAGAATGATTTCAGCAATTGCTTTACATATGCACGATGACACAACAAAACTACCAAAATCTGTAGTCGTGGAAATAGCAGAAAAAAATAAGGTGGATATTTCTAATGAAAACTTTCAGACTGCTATAGGAAAGATTGCACAAGAGAGAACCTATGCACCGTGGTTGACTAAACCTAAAAGTGCAACAACACCTTCTGCTGTCAAACCAACAGTTGCGGCATCTGTAGTTGACTCTCCCGAGCTAACTGCATTGCGTGCAGAGATTGCAACAGTAGAGAAGGAACTTGCAGGCACACCGCTGCAACAGATTCCAGGCAAGTTAGATGATCTCGAAGTTCTACGAAAGGAATATGCAAACGCATCTGCGGCAGTAGAGAAAGCTAAGGCCGACTTTGAGAATCTACAACCATCCAGCACTACACATAAGTTTGCCTATGAAGATGGTTCGCACTACCTGTCGCGCACATTCGACAAGGGCCGCATTATGGGCGACAGAGAAGGATTCAAGCAGGCACTAATCAAGGGGTGGGAAGCACGCAACCCGGGCACGGCAACGGACGTTGGAGACCTCGAACACTATGCAGAGCGTGTCGTAAACAAGTTGCTCAACGAAGACGCAACAGTCACTCTTGGCGACCTAAAGAAGAATCTCGACTTGCCCGGTGAATACACCAAGGGTAGAACACTTAACATTGACGATCGGTTCATTGTCAACTACACGCACGATGACGTTCTTGCTACAGAACTACATCACATCAGCCAAGCTGTTGTTGACATTGAACTTGCCAAAGCAGGTGTGAGTTTCAACGACCTTGCACAGCAAATTCAAACCGAGTTTGAGCAACGTGTTGCAGCGATCAATACACAGTACGGAGTCAATAGCACAAAGGCTGCAAACAAGATTTCCGAACTATCGCGTGAACTTGCAAAGGATCGTGCCGAACTTGACTTCGCTATGCGTCGTTTGAAAAGACAGGCACCGGATGTTAGAGACCCGACAATGCAAACATTAAATGAGTGGACATCACGCGTGAAGTCTGTAGCCGGTATGGCACAACTTGGTTCGTCTGCACTTCCAAACAGCCTGGGCGACGTCGCATCAGTAGCAAGAAACTTCGGAACAGGCCGCACCTACAAAATTATTGCACAAGCATTCAGCAGCGACTTCCGCAAGGACATTGCCGCTAACGCAAAGCAGATGGGTGTGCTATCGACACTGGTTGATCGTGCAGTGCGTGAAGGACAGCTTGGTGACGAACTTGCTAACTCAATGAATCCAAACAAAGGATTCAAGAGTCCAGCAACACAAATGTTGGATCGTGGGCTTGAGCATACCCAAGATGTGTTTGCGAAAGTTTCGTTAATCGATGGCTGGTCACGTGTGGGCCGCACCATCGCGTCAGCAGCGAGCACACAACACATTCTTGATGCAGCAGCTAAGGGATGGGACAACTTATCGAGCACAACACGCACTGACTTGGCTAAGTTCTATATTGATAAGGCAATGCTTGAGCGTATTGCAAAGCAGGCAGCATTACACGCAGACGATGTTGATGGAGTGAAGTTTGCAGGACTTGAAAAGTGGACCGATGACGAAGCAATTCGCATCTTCCGTTCTTCTGTATATGCACATACTGAGCACGCGCTGAACATTCCAAGTATTGGATCGGGCTCCAAGTTTATGACTGAGAACTTCATTGGTCGTCTATACAACGGATACAAGGCATTCAACAACCAAGCTCACGAAAGCACGTTCCTATCATCACTGCAAAATCGCGAGTTCAGCCGTGTAGTGACAGGAACACTCAACTACGCTTTTTGGGGTTTCGCAAGTTTGTATGCATACGACACCATCAGTGGTCGCAATACAAGCATGGATCACTACTTCGGCGACACAGATAAGGCAACACTAACTGGTTGGAAGATTCTTGCGAAGACCGGCTATGTTGCAACAGCACAAGATGCATTTGTCACTATGTCGAAGCTCGCAGGTAGCAAGATCAACCCACTACGCGACGAGGCAAGGCAATTGTTCCCAGAATCACTTGAAAAGGAAATCTTCCCTAAATACGAGGCAATTAGTCCTGTTGAAAAGTTGCTTGGTCCTGCATACGGATATGGTAGCCAAGTAATTAAAGCCGCAACAGGAGTAGCAGACGGTGATGTCACAGACAAGGACATTCACGCCATCCGCGGCGCTATTCCATTCCAAAACATCGGCTGGTTACGTCGTGGTCTGGACTATGTTGAAGAAGCTTTAGGTGGCTTACCAGCAGATAGGAACCTAAACAAGTAAGGAATGATAAATATGGGGCAACTTAAAGGAGATGCCCCATCGTGGATACCATCGAAGAAGAAAAACTTATCCAAGCCCGCCCAGGGCGCAAACGCAAGCCAGAAGACCAATTAAAAGGTCGTCGTCGTCTCATAGAAATCCCAGACAACCACGTCGAGTTCGAAGCAAGGGAAATGAAGATCCCTAAACGCTTCGAGGCAATCTTTATGCTCATCCAAGACGGACGCAGCCCTACAGGTGCTGTGCTTACCCGTGCTGAGCTTGACGAGATTCCCGAAACTAAACTACTTCCAAAGGCAGAGAAAGATGCTATTGCGAGGTATTGGGTTCACTGGCAAAACTCTTATCAACATGTCCGCGCAGTAGCACAACTACGCAAGGATGAAATTGCAATCACAACTAATGCCTACAAGGTTGCAGAAGTGTTGCGTCGTAAGGGTGATTTTGACAGCCTGTCATTACCAGACCAGATGAAGGTTACAGCAGCGGTGTTAGACAAGCAGATTCAAGATGCTGCACTTGTCCACGCTGCAACTTCATTACACGAAATCCACACAGACGAACTAAGTCTTGCTGTTTACAAGCAACGTGTGAACTTCATTAAAGATGCATTCTGGATTCGCAACAATATCTTTGATTTAAGCGAGAGACTTAAACAGGCAGAAAAGAACATGATTGAGGATGGTGAATTGGTCGACGAAACAGAGAAGCTACTTGAAGTGGCCGCTGAATCGCTACGCGGAAGGGGCATCAGATAAAGCGTGCCATCCAAATATACCAAGAGAGTAGATGGCAACTCAATGCCACCACTAGAACCAAAGGCAACTAAAGCTAAAAAGAAAGAAGTCACCTTCCACCAGTTCTTTGCTGTGTGGGCACAGATGCAAGTTCCAAAGTGGGATATTCCAGACTTCCACTTTGATGTTCTTGATTTCCTTTCCGATCACAGCGATTGGGAAAATCATACTGGGCTACTTCAAATCTTCCGTGGTGCAGCTAAGTCAACTATTGTTGGTTTGTTTGTTGTATGGATGCTAACCCAAGACCCAACACTAAGATTCTTAATCCTATCTGCGGATAAGAAGACAGCCACGAAGATCACCACTGACGTTGCTGGCATCATTGAACGTCACCCGTTAGCAAAGCACCTACACAATAAAGATAAACCCTGGCGTACAGACTTTTTGTACGTCAATGGTAGCACTGACGGAAGAAATGCAAGTGTCACTTCCTGGGGTGTTATGTCTAACATCACCGGTGCGCGTGCTGACTGGATCATCTATGACGACACAGAGGTTCCAAAGAACAGCCGTACAGAACTTGAGAGAGAGAAGTTACGCGAGAAGCTTGATGAACCAACACACATTCTGGTTCCAGGCGGATATGAATTATTTGTAGGCACACCACACAGTTTTGATTCCATCTATACAGAACTTGAAGGTACATCGGGCAAGGAAGAACCATTCCGCACTGGTTGTAGCTCACTCAAGATTGCTGTGATGGAAGATGTCGAGGGCGAGTTTCCAAACTTCACTGGCACACCTACTTGGCCTGCACGCTTTACCGTAGCAGAGATCAAGAAGAAACAAGACGGATCGAGCACTAAGGGTCACTTCTTATCTCAGTATCTGCTACAGCCATATAACCCAGACGACACAGTTCTTGATCCTTCACTCATCTCTGTTTACACACACGACATAGAGATTATCCAGTCAAATGGATCAGGACTGGCAAAGATCAACGACCAACGCATTATGGGTGCAAGTTGCTTTTGGGACCCATCGCTTGCAAAGCTATCAACTGACGACAGTGTACTTGCAATTGTGTTTACAACAGATGATGGTCACTACTTTATCCACAGAGCAATCAAGCTAACCGGTGATGGTGACGAGCAGTGTATCCAAGTTATCAACGAGATGAAGAAGAATGAAGTTTCGCACGTCGTGATTGAAACAAACGGAGTCGGTGGATTGTTGCCGCCGCTGTTCCGTAAGCATGCTACGGGTAAAGGTATCACCTGCGAAGGTAAGCCAACAAGCCAAAACAAGCTTGAGAAGATCGTACACGCTTATGAAGTTGCTTTAGCTTCTGGGTTGATTCATGCACATAAGTCTGTGATGGAAACTCCATTCAGAACACAGTTACGCGACTTCAACCACAAGACAGCAGGTAGAGGTAAGGATGACTTTATCGACTCTGTTGCTATGGCAATCCTATCGCAGCCAATTCGAATCAAGGCAGGTCACTACGGAAATCGTGCAACCCAGTGGCAATCTGCTGTTAGCGGAGGCAGTATTGAATGTGAAGTGGACAGCGTTAGCTTCTGATTCGATAAATAGAACAATAAGAAGAGGAAAACAAATCAATGCCAGTTTCAACCCAAACACCTTTAATTACCTATAACGGAAATGGATCAACAACAATCTTTGCTTATCCGTTTCGAATTCTAACTTCTAGCGATTTAAAAGTGTATGTCGATGACGTACTTTATAGCAGCGGATATACACTTAGTGGTGTAGGTAATGAGGCTGGTGGAAATGTTACCTTTACAGCAGGAGCAAAACCGGGTGCAGGAACAATCGTAAAGTTACAACGTATCACACCATTTGATCGAACAACAGATTATGTAGAAGGTGGTGCATTACGTGCAGCGACACTTGATGACGATATGGATCGTACAGTAATGATGATTCAAGACTTTGACACAATTGTGGATCAAGAACTTGAAGGTTTCCAAGATGAACTCGATGCTGTGACAGCATTGGTATCAGCAATAAGTGGTGGCCTATCTGGCGCAATTTTAACTAACATTACTGACTATGGTGCTGTTGGTAACGGTACAACAAATTGCACAAGTGCAATCCTTGCAGCTATGGCAGCAGCATCGGCTCTTAAACAACCTATCTATGCACCTGCAGGCACATACAAGATTACAGGAGCAATTTCAAATGCTTCTGCTCCAAACTGTATGGGTATCATTGGTGATGGTCCACTATCAACAATCTTTAGTGGGACAACATTGACGGGTAATGCATTTGTATTTACTGATGCATCAGCTTCAGAATGGAGAAACTTCTCAGTTATAGGTCCCGGCCAAGCTGCTGCACTAACAAGTTCTGGTTTACAGTTATTGAAGAGTGATGGCACCGCGCTCTACGGCGTAGTGATGTCTAATGTTCGCATCAAGCAATTTCCAACACAGGGATTACGTCTACAAATTCCAATTACAAGCGTGTTTGATAGTGTCATTACGGAACTGTGTGGAACGCGCGGTATTCGTGTTGAAGGATTCTCGTCTGAATATGTCGGCGGAACATCAACAGTATGGAATGGTTGCTATGCCAATGACACAATAGGATCTGGATTCTCATTTGAAGGTCACGGCTATTTTGTTATCAACGGCGGCGCAGCAGATAATTGCAATATTTCTTACCAGTTTAAAAACTGCTTTGGGTTCTCATTCAATAGCGGAGGTAGTGAAGTTAACACATATATTGATGCTTCGAAACCGGGAATCGGCATTCTTATGGATGCGTGCTATGGTTCAACAATTAAAGGGCTATGGACATACAATCTACCAAATACCGCATCACGTCAATTGAAACTAACAACTTCCAGCAACAACACAGTTATCGGACTCAGTGGCTATTCAGATAACTTAGTTGTTCCTGCATATCAAGCAACGGTAGCCGACGGCGACTGTCGTGGTAATGTGTTTATTGGTTGCTCTCCTGTGTTAGATGAAACAGGCACACAGAGTGATCGATTTACTCTCCAAGACCTCGGCAATAAAACTTTAAATATACGAGATGGCGAGATTGTCGGCCTGTCGTTTGAAACCCCAGACGTCTATGGAAATGCATTATATGTACGCAATGGAGCCTTGGTAGTCTCGGCAACAGCCGGTGCTGGAACTATCAACCTATTCAAAGATACATTAGTTGATTATCCCACCGCATATTTAGGCAACGATGCAACCTTAGCTTTTGGTAGCGGTTCGGTCGGCACTGACGTTTATCTTCTTCGTAGTGCTGCGGGTGCTTTAACACTCGGCGGAACTGGTGCAGGCGGTGCATTGACTATTGGTGGTGCGTTTGCTGGTGCAACAAGCGTCAACACTACAGGTGAGCTTACTTGTGCATCTTTCAATGCAACAAACGGCACATCGATCACGAATGCAAACGTGACACTAACCGGCTGGTCAACATCAACAATGAACTACACATCCGGCACAAATGCCGCTGGTGCAGTTGGTGTTAACGCAGCAGGAACACCTGCAGCGAATCCAACTATCAAGGTCACTTACCAGTCGCCAGTTCCTGCGTCCTATTCGACGATTCCGACTGTCATTGTTTCTGGCTATCAAACAATAGCGTCTGGAACAGGCAACTGGCAGGTTGTTGATCAGACTGCGACTTACTTCACTGTCGCATACATCGGCACACCAGCAGCCGGACAGTCGTATGGATTTAACTTCTTTGTAGTCGGAATTTAAGGAGCCATAAGAAAAAGAATGACCGTATCTGCACAAACATCGCTTGTCACCTATATTGCATCAGGCTCCGCAGTTGACTTCGCATTTCCATTCCGAATCCTTCAAGAGGGTGACTTAGAAGTCTTTCTTGATGGTGTTGAAACCTCTGGCGGATTTTCTATCTTAGGTGTCGGTGATGATTCCGGCGGAACATTGACATTTGCTGATCCACCTACTGCTGGTGTATTGGTTAAACTACAAAGAAACGTATCGCGAACAAGAACAACAGACTATGTAGAAGGTGGTGCATTAAGAGCACAAACACTTGATGACGACCTTGACCGCATTGTAATGATGCTTCAAGACGTCGAATCTCAGGCTGCCGAAACTAACCCTCCTTACACAGCAAGCTTCGAAGTCCAAACCTTCACAGCAACAGCAGGACAGACTGCCTTTGCTCTAACAGGTGGAACTGTCTACACAATCGGCAGCGATAATTTAGAAGTTTATGTAAACGGTGCAGAACAGATTGTCGGAGTTGACTATACAGAGACAACTTCAACCACATTCACATTTACAACCGGATTAAATCTTAACGATGTGGTTGTAGCGCGAATCACTACTTTGGTTGCAGTGGTTGTAGTCGGTGGGACGGGCACAGTCACATCAGTTGGTATTGTCGGATCGACTGCACTTGCAGTCAGTGGGTCACCAATCACAACAAGTGGCAATATCACATTAACTCTTGATGCTGACCTTGAGGCTATTGCCGCTTTGTCTGGCACATCTGGTTTCCTAAAGAAGACTGCTGCAAATACTTGGTCGCTTGATACAAGCACATTCCTTACTGGCAATCAAACAATCACACTGAGTGGTGACTTATCTGGTTCTGGCGCTACCTCTATCACAACAACACTTGCTACAGTTAATGCTTCACCACAAACTGACACATTCCGCAAGGTAACAGTTAACGCTAAAGGCCTTGTGACAGCTACGTCTGCGGTGGCATCTGGTGACATCACAACTGCATTAGGTTATACACCTTACAACGCAACTAACCCAAGTGGTTATACAGCTAACACCGGAACAGTCACATCAGTTGGTGTTTCTTCAAGCGGCACCTACTCTGCTGCTCTAACTGTCGGATCATCACCAGTCACAACAAGCGGCACCATCACTATCACACCTAACCTATTTGGTGCGGCTGTTGCTGGCGTAGTTCCATTGTCAGGCGGCGGCACAACAAACTTTCTACGTGCCGATGGGTCTTGGGCTGCGCCACCGGGAGGCAGCAGCAGCCCACTTACAACTAAGGGTGACATCTTTACATACACCACTGTTGATGCACGATTAGCAGTTGGAACAAATGGTCAAGTTTTATCAGCAGACTCAACACAGGCTACAGGTCTTAAGTGGATCGCAGCTGGCGGAACGGGCACAGTCACATCAGTTGACCTAACTGCGCCGGCTGCAGGTATCACAGTTTCTGGTGGGCCAATCACAACAAGTGGTTCTATCACTCTTGCACTTGCAGATGACTTGTCTGCTGTTGAAGGACTTGCATCCACTGGTCTTGCCACACGCACTGCATCTAACAC